CCCCCCCCCCCCTCTGGCGTACGCCAGCGGTCCCGTCGGGGTAGCATCCCGGGCCATGCCGGACGAGTACCCGACCGAGCCCGAGCCCGAGCCCGAACCGGAGCCCTCGACGGGCGGGGGTGAACCTGGCGGACAGGTGATCACGACCCGGACGAAGGACTACCTCGCTCGAGCCCTCCAGACGATCGGGACGAACGCCCGGGACTCCCTCGGCCGCCAGACCAAGGCGGGGGACCTCGACTTCGTCGGCCGTCCCCTGGTCGCCTGATCGGCCCGTGTCCGAGTACACGACCTCCGGGGGCCTGGTCGTGAAGGACCGCCGCTTCGAGCGGGGCCTTCCCCCGAACGGGAACGTCCCCTCCTCGGTCGGCCCCGACGCCCTGAACCCCGGGCGCTTCGTGATGTTCCCCGAGGGCGGCTGGCATTCCGAGGCCTGGGACGGCTGGCCCGTCGACTGGCAGCCCCCGCCGCCGGGCCCCCAGTGGTCGGGGTATGGGTACGGACGCCAGGACGGGGCGCTCGGCCGGGTCTCCACCGCCATGACTTGTGTCGACCTGAACAGCCGCCAGCTCGGATCGTTCCCGTTCTACGGTCTGAAGGGCGACCAGCCCGTCGACCTCCCCGAGTGGATCAACAGTCCCGAGCCCGAGCTATACGAGTCGTTCCCGCAGTTCGTGCAAGCCGCGGTGAACAGTCTCCTCCTCCGGGGCGAGGCCGTCACCTACGCCACGGGGCGCTACTCGGCCGCCAGCGGGGGAGCGGTCGCCCGCTTCACGCTCCTCGACCCCGACGCGATCGACGTCGAGCTGGTCGACGGCCGCCGCCTCGTGACCGTGGCGGGACAGGAGGTCCCCCGGGACGACATCTTCGTCGTCCGCTACCAGAGCCTCCCGGGCCGCCTCCGGGGGATCACGCCGATCGAGTGGGTCGCCGGGCCGCTCGTGACCGCCTCGGCCCTGGAGCGCTACTCCGCCGACATCGCCTCCCGGGGTGGGATCCCCTGGGCGATCCTGAAGAACGCCCGCCAGATGACCGGGACCCAGGCCCGCGACGCCCAGAACGCCTGGGTCGCCGCCTCCGCCCGCCGGGACGGAGCGCCCGCCGTCCTCGGGAACGACTGGCAGTTCGAGACCGTGTCCCTGTCGCCTAAGGACATGGCCCTTCTCGACGTGACCGAGTTCTCCCAGCGGGCGATCTGCGCGGCCTTCGGGGTCCCCGCCTACCTGGTCAACGTCGAGATGACCTCGGGCCTCACCTACGCCAACGCCTCGGGGATCCGGGACCAACACTGGGCCGCGACCCTCCGGACGATCGCCAACCTGATCTGTTCGGGGTGGTCCCGCTGGCTCCTTCCCCGAGGGACCCGCCTGGAGGCGAACGCCGACCGCTACGTCCAGCCCCCGTTCGCCGAGCGGGCCATGGCCTGGCAGACCCTGTTTAACCTCCTCGACCCCGTCACGGGCGAGCGGGCCATCTCGATCGACGAGATCCGGGCCGCCGAGCGTCTCGCCCCGTTGGAGTCGGCGGGGCCGACGGGGGCGAAGACCCTCACGGGGTACACGATGGGAGCTGACGCGTGACCGACCTCGACGTCGCCCAGGTCCGGACCGGGAAACGACACGTCCTGCGGGCCGCCCCCGGGGAGCTGGAGCTACGGGAGGCCGCCGAGGGCCCCCAGGTCGTCGGGCGGATCGTCCCCTTCGGGGTGACCCAGGACGTCGTCGACGTGATCGACGGAGCGCTCGTCGAGTACCGGGAGCGCTTCCTCCCGGGGTGTACGACCCACGTCCGCCAACAGGCCGCCCGCCAGGGCGGGCCCCGCTGGGTGAAGTTCAAGCTCGGTCACACGAACACGTTCGACGAGCTGATCGGGTACGGGCAGTCGATCGAGGAACGCGACGACGGGGTCTGGGCGACGCTCGGTCTGTACGTCGACCCGGGCCGCCTCGACAAGGTCCGGGACATGCTCCGGACGTCGCACACTGGCCTGTCGGTCGAGTTCACCGACCGGGTAGACCCCGAGGTCGACCTCGCCGCCGGGCCGCTCGTGTCCCGCCGGGCCGTGAACCTTCACGGGGTCGCCGCCACCCCGCTGCCCCAGTACGCCGACGCCCGGATCGCCTCTGTCCGCTCGGCCGACGGGGACGCCGACCTGGGGACCCCGAACCTCGACCGTGTCGCCGCCCTCCTCGCCGAGCTGGACGGCGCCCCCAGTGGCGCTAGGTAGCCTCGACGACTCCTCCGGGGCCCCCGCCGTCCAGATCGACGACGCCGGGATCCGGACCGTCTCCTGGCCCGCCGGACGGCCCGACGAGGTCGTCGTGACCGTCGACCTGTTCGAGTGGATCGTCGCCGAGCTGAACCGGGGCCGCCAGGTCCTGAACGTCCTAGTCCGTGTCGTCGAGGCGATCGGGGCGCTAGGGTCCACCCCCGACAACGCAACTGGCGCACCGACCCCCCAGGTCGACACCCCGTAGCGGACACCCCTGGCGTACGTCAGGACACCCCGGGCCCGGACACCCGAACCGCCGGAAGTAGGTCGCCCCCGACGAACGGGGGACCCTCGTGTCCGATGACTACACCGTCGCCCTCCTCGACAAGGTCGAGAAGAAGCGGTCGCTGATCGACGTCCTGAAGTCCCAGGCGGTCGAACAGGGTCGGGACCTGTCCGACGAAGAGCTAGCCCAGATCGACGCCGCCGTCGTCCAGGTCCGCTCCTGGAACGATCAGCTCACGAAGCTGTCGGTCGATCTTGAGCTGGCCGAGGACGCCCAGAACCGCCTCTCGACCCTCGGCCGGTCCGGGGCGGTCACCACCGCCGACTTCCACTACCGCTCGGCGGGGGACCTCCTCTGGGACGTTCTCCACCAGTCGGACCCCGACGCCTTCGCCCGGTACCGCCGGGTCGCCCGCCGGGCCGCCGAACACATGGGAACCCTCGCGGCGGACACGACTCCCGTAGCGGGGGACCTCGCCGGTCTGGTGGTCCGCCCGAACGTCGGGCCCGTCGTGAACCCCTACCGGACGGGGATGCCTCTGGCAACCGCCATCGGTCTCCGGAACGTCCCCGCCTCGGACGGGTTCGGGTTCTCCAGGCCCCAGGTCGTCGACGCCAACGTCGACACGGGGGTCGCCGAGCAGACCCTGGAGAAGGCCGAGCTGGCCTCGAAGGCCTTCACGATCACGACGACTCCTGTGTCATTGACTACCCTTGGAGGGTATCTCAATGTGTCTCAGCAACTTCTGAGTTTCGCCCCCGCGAGCCTCGGGATCATCGTCGATCAGCTCCGGATCCGTCTGGAGCGCCGGGTCGAATCCTTCTTCTTCACCGCGATGGACACGGGCGCTACGGACGTGACGCTCGCCGCCGGGGCGACCGCCGCCGAGATCCTCCAGGCGATCTACGACGCCAGCGCCGCCTACTTCGGGATCACCGGGGACCTGCCGACCTGGATCGCTATGGGCCCGCTCGGTTGGGCCCGCCTGGGCGGTCTCGTCGACCTCGCCGGACGTCCCCTGTTCCCGACGTTGGGGGCGGCGAACGCTCCGGGGACCGCCTCGGCCGGGTCGTTCGCCATGACCGTGGCGGGCCTCCAGCCCGTCATCACGAGGACGATCACCGACGACTCCTTCTACATCGGCGGGACGGAGGCCCTGGAGGCCTACCTGTTCCCGCTGCCCGTGATGGAGGCCGTCGAGCCTTCCGTCCTCGGCCGTCAGGTCGCGATCGCCGCCTCGGTCGCCTCCCACAAGCCCCCGCCCTTCGCGGCCGCGATCCAGCACCTAGGCGTCTGACCGTGACAGTCCTCGGCCGCCCCTACGACGAGTCGTACCCTCCGTCCCTCTGGGGCGGGGGGACCCCCGCGACGGGAGCGACCGCTGGGATCCCCGGGTCGTGGACGCCCTCCGGGTCGTCGCCGCCCGCCACGGTCGCCGCCCTCCAGGCCGGGACCCCGAACCCTGTCACCGCGTCGCCCGCCAGCGCGTGGACGACGGGCCAGTTCGTCCAGACCCGGACCGCCGGGGCCGCCGGGCGGGCCACCTGGACCGGTACTGGTTGGGTCGGGGGCGCCGCACCCCTCGTCGCCGACCCGGGGGCCTTCACGGTCGCCCAGGTCGAGGACTACGTGACCGAACACCCCGAGGACGCCCAGGCGGTCCTCGACGCCGAACAGGACCGAGGCGACGCCGCCCGCTCGACGCTCGTCGCCTGGCTCCAGAACCGACAGGAGACCCCGTGACCACGGTCCCGCCCCGCCCCCGCCCCGACGAGCCCGACGATCCGGACCGCCCGGACCGCCCGGACCCTGATCGCCCCGACCGCCCCGACCCGGAGCCCGAGACCCCGTGACAGCGTCGGAGGTCTGGTGGCTCGTCGCCGCCATCGTGGCGGGCCTCGCCGCCCTCCTCCACCTGGCCTCGGCCGCTCCGCCTCGCCGGACGACCGCCCCCGCTACGGGCGAACACGTCGTCGCCCGGGTCGAGGTCCCGCTGGCCGCCATCGCCCGGGCCCTGACCGCCGCCGCCGTCGGACTGATCGCCCTGGCCCTCCTGGTCCTCCCCTGACATGGCCCAGGCCGCCGACCTCGACCTCCTACGCCAGCGCCTCCGCCCCCAGGCTGGGGACGCCGTCCTCGCGCAAGCCCTCGACGTCGCGACCGCCTGGGTCGAGGACCGGGTCTACTCGACCCCCGACGGGACGCTGGGGACCCGACACCCCGACGTGACCGAGGCGATCCTCCTCCTCGCCCATCGCCTCTACAAGCGCCAACAGAGCCCCGAGGGGGTGGCGGGGTGGGGCGACCTCGGGGTCGTCCGGATCCTCGCCTCCGACCCTGATATCGAGGCCCTCCTGGCCCTCCACCGGGACTACACGAGGACGGGCCTCGCATGACCGTCCAGGCGATCGCACCTGTCCGCCGACTCGTCTGGGAGATGCTGCGAGGGTCGCCCGTCCCCGTGTTCCGATACCTGCCAGGGTCGGCCGACGACCTTCCCTCCATCGTCGTCGGCCGCCCTGACGGGACCACCGACCCCGACACGTCGGCCCTCCTGGCCCTCACCGTCCCCGTGTTCGCCCTCGGGCGGACCGAGCGCGACGACGACGCCCAGGCCGAGCTGGACGACCTCGGGGACCTCCTCCTCGGCCGGTTCTGGGCGCCGCCCCCGACCGAAGGGGTTCACCTCCGCCTCGACGACCTGACCGCCGGAACGGTCGAGGTCGGCGGGGTCACCGTCCCCGCCTACACCGCCGCCGTCTCCGCCCGCCTGTCGTTCTGTCCCTGAAGGAGCCCCGATGTCGTCGACCGTCTTCTCGATCGAGTCAGGAGTGTTCGCCCTGTCGCTTGTGGGCGACGCCGACCCGAAGGACTGGCAGGCCCCCGGGGGGAAGTCCGTCGACCAGGTCACGATCGCCGACTACACGACGCCGGGCCCGGGCGGGGACTTCTCCTGCCAGATCACGTCGGGGGCCCTGACCGCCTCGCCGAACACGACCGACGACACGACCCCCGCGACGTTCTGTAGCCCCGAGGTCACGACCACGAAGGTCGGGGTGACGTCCTACACGGTCGATATCTCGGCCCTCCAGGACCCCCAGGTCGTGGCGGGCCTGAACCGCTACCTGTTCGAGCACGACACGAAGGCCGCGTACGTGCTGCTCGGTCTCGACGGAGTCAACCCCCCGAAGGTCGCCGGACGTTGTCGCCTCGTCGCCGGGACCATCGGAGGGGACGCCCGTACGACCCTGACGTTCGACCTGTCGCTCCCGATGGACGCGAAGCCCGACGTCGAGTTCGGCGACGCCACCTCCTCCGAAGTGATCGAGGGCGGGGGGACCGTCCAGGCGACGACCTTCACCGCCGGGACGCCGGGGACGATCACGCCGACCGACGCGACGGAGCCCTCGACGTTCGCCGAGCTGACGGGCGGGCCCGCCGTGACCGCCTCGCCCGCGACCGCCTGGACGACGGGCCAGTACGTCCAGCTCCCGGGGACGACCGCGGTGGGGGACCGGGTCTCCTGGAACGGGACCGCCTGGCTCAACACCGTCGCCGCCGCCGCCTCGACCCAGGAGCCCGCCACCGCCGGGGCCTCGTCCTGACGTACGCCAGACCGTGGCCGTCCGCCTGACCCTCGTACTCGACGACGTGATCGACGCCGTGAAGGACCCTCGGGTCCTCGACGCCGCCGCCGACGCCCTGGAGGAGACGATGACCGAGGGGGTCTCCTCGACCCCGATCGGCCACGACCTCCGCCTGTCGGGGTTCCGGGGCGGGCCGATGGAGTTCAAGGCCTCCTACACGGCCGGGACCGGGGTCGTGACGATGCCACTCGCCGGGGGGACCTACGCCCTCGCCGACAAGGGCCGATACAAGGCCCCGAAGCGCCGCCCGATCCGCTCGAAGACCCGGAAGCGTCGGGGCCAGCGCCGCCCGACCCTGTCGACGCCCTGGGGCCCCCGGGTCTCGGTCCGACGCTCGAAGTGGCCGGGGTTCCGACTGACCGACCGGTTCGGGAACAAGGCGATCGGCCAGTCCGTCGAGGCCGCCGCCCGCGAGGTCGTCCGACAGTTCGACAGCGCCCTCTAGGAGCCCCGTGGCCTGGATCCCGAACGTCAACCCCTCAGAGCTGATCGAGTCCGCCTGGGGAAACACGATCCGCGACCATGTCGTGAACACGTTCGCCTCGGCGACCGAGCGGGCCGCCGCCGTCCCGACGCCGACGCCGGGGATGGTCTCCTATCTCGCCGACACCGGGAAGGTCGAGGTCTACACGGCTCGCACGACCCCCTCGTCGTGGCGGCCGCCGTGGTCCTCGGCTTGGGGCCTCGTCCAGGACGTCGCGGTTCCCGACCTGGCGAACGTCGGCGGGGTCGTGTTCGTCCCCGGGGCGACCGTCACCGCCACGACCGTCGTCGGCCGGAACTACCGCCTCGAATTTGCCGCGAACCTCGCGAAAGATGGCATCGCCGGGGCGACGACGGTGCGCTTCCAGCGGGGAGCGTCCCCGGGTGTCCCCGGGATCTTCAGTCAGTCACCGGGATGGATCAACCGGCTCGCGTACGCCGACGTCTATCCGGGCGGGGTCGATCCGGTCCAGACGACCGCCGAGTGTAACGCGGGCCTGGTGAGTCTCAGTTGGGTCCGCCTGCGTGCCTTCGACGTCGGCCCGAATTAAAATGGAGGACGGGTGTCTTATAACACCATTTCGCGATGCGCTGGGGACATGGCGTTCCAGCAGAGACTCATAGCGTGCGCGGCCCAGGAGGGCGCAGATAACCCCGCCGCCGCCGGGTACGCCCTGATCTGGCCAGTCTCGACCCGGACCGACATCGAGGCCGCCTACGCCTCGGCCCTCGCCGCCGGGAACCCGAACCCCGGGGGCGACGAGGCCGCCATCTCCGATCAGATGATCCTGTCCGCCGTCCAGGCCGAGCTTCCGAACCTCCCGACCTCCTGACGTACGCCAGACCATGGCCGCGAAGTCCCAGGACCTGATCGTCCGGATCACGACCCAGTCGGACCAGGCGAAGCGTGACCTCGCCGCGATCGACAAGGCCGCGAAGGACGCCGAGAAGCCGATCGTCCTGCCCGTGAAGGCCGACGGGGTCGACAAGGTCGAGTCGGACCTGAAGGGGGTCGGGGAGGCCGCCGAGCAGGCCGCCCGTCAGGTCGAGGAGATCGGGCGGGGCGGGGTCGGCGGGGGTCGCCTGAAGCCCGCCGTCCAGGACGTCGACGAGTCGACGAAGACCCTGGAGCGCTCCGCCTCGGGCACGAAGAACGCGTTCGCGAACCTCGTCGGGAACACCGCCCAGGACGTGTCCGGACTCTCGGGAGCGTTCGGGTCGCTGGGGGTGGCCGTCGGTCAGGTAGCGGAGTACACCGCCGACGCCGCGAACGAAGGGGGCGGACTGACCGCCGCCCTCCGGGGCGCCGCCTCCTTCGCCGGGCCCATGCTCGCCCTGGCCGCCGCCTCCTTCGCGGTCCAGAAAGTCATGGGCGACATGGCGAAACAGAGCGCCGAGGCGAAGGCCGCGAACGACGCCCTCCTGAAGTCCTGGGTCGACACAACCGGGTCCCTGAAGGACTGGCAGTCTCAGCTAGAGGACGCGTTCTCGGCGGGGACCGCCAGCAAGGTCGAGGACTTCAACCTCGTGATATCGAAGACCCTGGAGCAGACCGGGGACCTCGACAAGACCGCCGTCGCTCTCGGGAAACTCGGCTTCGGGATCGACGACCTCGGGGCCAGCATGTCCGCCGCTGACCGGGACTTCACCGCCTGGTCCGAAAGCGTGATCCGGGCGGCCGGTCTCGGCGACGACTTCGCCGAGAAACTGACCTGGATCGTCGACAACAACGAGAAGCTCGGGGACGTCCTCGACTCCACGAAGATCGCCGCCGCCAACATGCTTCCCCCCGAGCGCCGGGCCGAGGCCTTGCGCTACGCCGAGGCCCTGGCCCAGGTGAAGGACGACGTCGAGAAGATCGACACCGAGAAGAAGGCGAAGGACTTCCTCGACCTCCAGGCCTCCATGGAGGGCATGGCCGACGTCGTGAAGCGGGCCCGGGAGGAGAACGCCTCCGAGCAGGACGCCGCCATCCAGGTGACCCAGGCGATCCACGAACAGGCCCGGGCCCGGGAGGCGAACGCCCGGGCCGCCGAGGACGGGGCGAAGGCGACCGCCGACGCCGGGTCGATCCAGGAACAGGCCGTCCGCCAGCTCGCCGACGCCGAACAGGCCGTCGCCGACGCCGCCGACAAGGCGAAGACCGCCCAGGACAATTGGCTCGTCCAGAACGTCGACTACGAGGGAAAGGTCGACGGGTTCACCAAGTCGCTCCAGGACCTGACCGAACAGACCGAGAAGCAGACGAAGGCCGGGGACGAGGGGGCGGGGTCCTTCGAGGGGAACACGAAGGCCGCCCTCGACAACCGCGACGCGCTCCGGGACGTGTACTCGAAGGCGACCGACGTGATCCAGGGCATGAAGGACGCTGGGTTCTCCGTCGACGGGGCCCGCACCGCCCAGGACAACATGGCCCAGAGCGCCTACGACCTGGCGATCAAGATGGGCTACCCCGTCGAGAAGGCCCAGGAGATCAAGGACAAGATCAACCAGATCCCGCCCTCCGTGACCTCTGACGTCCGGATCACGGAACAGGGGTACGCCGACGTGAAGGCGAAGAAGGACGACCTCGACGAGGACATGGAGTCGACCCTCTTCATCAGCGGGGTACTCGACCGGTCCCTCCTCGACGCCGTCCGCCAGCTCCCGCCCGGAGCCTTCGGGTCCTCCGTCACGCCTGGGGCCGCTGTAGCGCCCGCTACGGGCCTCCGGGCCTCCGCCGCCCCGATCCCCGCCCCGATGGGCCCCGAGGCCGTCACGGGCCGCTCCCGCGCGTCCAGCGCCGAGCGGGCCTGGACCGTGACCCAGCCGATCGTCGTCAACGTGAACGCCGGACTCGTCGCCGACACCTTCCAGCTCCAGCGGGCCGTCGTCCGGGGCGCCCGCTCCTTCCAGCGCCTCGCCGGGAAGCGCGCCGCCTGAGATGGCGCTACCCCGCTTCACCTTCACGACCCGGGCCCGACCCTTCCTGGAGGTCGGGATCGGGGACTCCCGGGTCCAGGCCCAGGCCGCCCGCTGGGACGTCCAGCGCTGGGACGCCGCCGACGCCCTCTGGTCCGGGGTCGAGCCCGACTGGCAGGACGTGACGTGCGAGGCCTACGCCGTCAACATCGTGGCGGGGCGCGACCGGGCCGCCGACCGGTTCGGGGTCGGGACCATGACCGTGACCGCCCGGAACCTGTCGGGGTGGGCCGACCTCGAACCCCCCGACCCCGACGACTGGAACACGCTGATGCTGCGTCCGGGGCGGTCGATCCGGTTCGGGGTCGATCACGCCGCCGCCGGGCGCCTCGTCCTGTTCCGGGGGTACGTCGACGCCGTCCGCCCGAGCTACGACCCCGACGACCTCGACACCGTGACGCTCGACTGTATCGACGCCCTCGGGGAGGTCGGCCGTGTCCTCCTGATCGACGACGCCGATCCCTCCCACCAGGGCGAGACCGTCACCGCCCGCCTCGGCCGGATCCTCGACGGGGCCCAGTGGCCGCCAGCGAAGCGCCAGCTCGCCGGGTCGTCCCTGACGCTCCTCCCCGCCGCCCTCGCCGGACAGGCCGCCGACCTCCTCGGGATCGCCTCGGACTCGGGCGGGGGATCCGTCTTCGGGGACACGAGTGGGTCGATCCGGTACCGGGCCCTCGACTGGCAGATGTGGAGCGGGCCCCCCGACGCCACGATCGGGAACGTCGGGGTCGACGACGTCTGTCCGATCCGCTGGGAACGACCCTTCGCCCGGGAGGACATCTCCAACCTCGTGACCCTGGCGAACCGCCGGGAACCCGACCCCGACCGGGTCCTCGCCTCCGACTCGACGTCCTGGGGCCTCTACGGGGTCGAGCCCTTCGAGCGGACCGACCTCGACACGGAGGCCGTCCCGACCCTCCAGCTCCTCGCCGACCGCTTCCTGGAGACCCGGGGGGCCGACACGATCCCCCGGGTCCGCTCGGTCTCCCTCGACGGGCGGACAGGGGACAACGTTGTGGACCTCCTGTCGACGACGACGCCGTTCCGGCCCAGCCGCTACCGGTGTCGCCTCCTCCTCGACCGGGGCCTCGTGTTCGACGCCCAGTACCTGAACACTGGAGTACGCCACGACATCGGGCCCGACGCCTGGACCTCGGACCTGACCCTCGACCTCGCCGCCCCCTGGGAGATGACCGGGAGCGCCCGCTGGGAGCCCGCCGACGAGCCCGACACGGGCCGCTCGCGCTGGGACCGGATCCTCTGGAACTAGGAGCCCCGATGACCCGACACGTCGACCTCGCGGTGAGCGGGGGCGAGACCCTGAACCGGGCCCTCCGCTTCCACGTCGCCGGACCGACCGTCCGCCTCGACGCCCTCGTCGCCGGGGACTGGATCTGGTACAAGGCCGAGCCCTGGCCCGTGTACGCCGTCGGGTCGACCTCGGCGACCGCCGTCCGGATCCGCCTCGGCCGGGGCCTGTTCTGGGAGCCCGACGTGACCGCCCTCGCCGACACGCTCACGCTGCGGGCCACCCCCGCCACGCTCGACGAGGTCGCCGTCGACTACCGGAACAACGCCGGGGCCTGGGCCCCGCTCCCGTACACGATCGAGAACGGGGACACGATCCGCCTCCTCCCACACGACGACACGACCCGGGCCTTCACGTCCGGTCTGTCCTCCCAGGCCGAGGCCCCTTCGGGCGGGCCCGTGTCCTTCGAGTGGCAGGCGACCGCGACGCTCGTCGAGGTCGAGGGGTGGCGCCGGATCGCCGAGGGGGCCCTGATCGTCGTTCCCGGACAGGTCGCCGCCCCCGTCCCGACGCCCGTAGTGGTCGCCGTCCGATGACCGACCCCTGGACCTACGCCGACGACGAGGGCGACCTCGTGACCGTCCTCGGCGACGACACGACAGGAGACCCCGTGACCGAGGAATGGGACGCCCCCGAGATCGTGGGTGGCGAGTGGCCCTGGAGCGGACCGTGACCGGGGTCGCGACGACCTGCCGCGACAACCCCGCCACCGACCGGAAGGGGTGCGGGGCCCGGTACTCCGGGCGCCAGATCCATTGCGGACTCTGTCACGAGACCTTCGGGGGCGAGGGCGCCTTCGGTCTCCACCTGGGGGTAGACCGCCACGGGGACCTCTGGCACGTCGACCCGAGGACCGTCGAGAAGCTTCACCAGGGCGACCGAGGGGTCTGGAGCCAGCCTTCGCCCGGGTCACGGTTCGCCGCCCTCACCGATGCACGGGGCCAAACGTCGCCTCCGGGCGGGGGTGGTGGACGATGACCGCGGCGGGGGAGGCCGTGCTGGCCGTCGCCTACGGGGAGGTCGGTTATGTAGAAGGCCCGGGGAATAGTACTAAATACTGGGATTGGTATGGAATGAATGCCGGGCCCTGGTGTGGAGTATTCTGTATGTGGTGTTCTGATCAAGCTGGATACCCCGTTTGTACAGATACCGTTCTAGTATCTAACGGGACGCTTCACGGCTACACGACCGGGGGGAGCGGGGCCACCGGGGTCGAGGCCCAGCGGACCCTCGACCTCCAACCGGGAGACTTCGTCGTGTTCTCCTGGGAGCCCTGGGCCTTCGAGGACGGGGTCCCGATCTGCCAAGGCGAATGGCAGGGCTACGTCGCCGGGGATCACATCGGCGTGTTCGCCTACTGGGTCGACCAGGGCGCCGGGCGCTTCGCCGCCGTCGAGGGGAACACGTCGGACGGGTCCTGGGATAACGGGGGGATGGTCCTCCTCCGGGAGGACCGCTACACGAGTCAGGTGTGCGGCTGGTGGCGCCAGGAGGCGATCGCTGGGGGCTCGGCCCCCGAACCGGAGGACGAAATGACCGAAGCCGACTTCGCACGAATCCAGGGCATCGTCCACGACGAGGTCCTGAACGTCTGGCGGGCCCAGGAGATGGCGAACCTCGACACCGACCGGGCGCAGCAAGGCGCGCACGCGGCCACGCTGGGGATCGTCCGCTCCGACGAGTTCTCCACGATCATCGCCCAGGCCTCGGGGGGCGGGGGGTGAGGCCCATCGCCGTCGGCCCCTGCCCCGGGCCGAGGGCCCACGAGGGCCACGAGACCATCGTGTCCGGGGTGGCCGTCCCCGACGCTCGACCCCGGGGCCTCCTGACCATCTGGCGTTGTCCCGTCGAGGGGTGGGGCGGATACTGGCACGACCTCCGCCGCGACCCGCTCCGCGACGGGATCGGGGGAGGCCCCAGCCTGGAGTCCCTACCCTCCAGAGGGTGAGGTCCTGGGTTCTCCTCCTGGCGTACGCCGCCGCCATCGGGGCGGCGTCCTGGGGCGCATGGAACCGGTACCAGTACCGCCGGACCGTGGTCTACCTCCTCCGGGCGATCCTCGACGCCCTACGCCAGGAGAAGCACTACGACCAGGACCAGGACCGACAGGGAGACGACGACGCCGCATAGCGCCGCCTGGTCGGCCCTCCGGGCGATCCGGTTCGACTCCTTCACCAGCTCGCCCAGCTCCCGGAGCGCCGCCACGACCGCCCCGTCGTTCGCCGTCACCGCCGCCGCCTCCGGTAGCGCCGACGGAGGATCGGGTTCGAGCGCCAGACCGCCTCGACGTCGAACCAGATGATCGTCGAGGACCCCGCCGCCGTCGACGCGTCCGCGATCACTCGGAGCGCATCGACCCAGTCCCAGCCCCGGAGGCCGACGAACACGTCCTGACTGAACCGGAGGTCCGGGTCGTCAGCGTGGCGTCGGGCCTCCGTGACCATGTCCGCCCAGCCGATCAGGGACGAGATCTGAGAGTTCGACAGGCCCGCCGTCTCGCCGAGGTCGACCTGGGTCCGCCCGCCCTCCGCCCAGGCTCGGGTCAGGAGCTGGGCCCGCCGGAACCGGAGGTCCCATTCGGCGGTCCGGAGCGCCTCCAGCTCGGCCCGGAGCGCCCTGAACGGATCGGGGCCTGGACGGGTCCCCTCCTCCTCGGCCCTCACGACCTCCCGACCCGATGGACGGGGCAGCGCTTGTCGCGCCAGTCGGGGAAGCGCTTCCGGTCCGGACACAAGCATCGCCGCCCGTCGTCGGTCGTCTCCAGCTCCTCGACGGAGCGCTCGGTCTGTCGGGTCATCGGGTCCCCCTCCGGGTCGTCGGATCGTCGGCCCCGCCGAGCCCGCCCCCCTCCTGGCGTACGAGCTGACGTACGTCAGGGGGCGGGCCGTAACACGACCCTAGGCGCTACGACAGTTCCGGTCGAGCCTCGACGACCCTCGGGTACCCTAAAGGGCTGGTCACGTATCCTCCGGTACCCTCGGGTATCCTGGTCAACGAGTACTGTTGACGCAGTGACCGAGCGGGCCATCTTCCCAGGTCAGGGCCTTGTGACCCTTCCGGACGCCTCGTGACCAGTACTCACGACGTCAACCGGAAGGTCACACCATGCCAGCCCAGCCCGCCCACGACCTGATCGCCCGCTTCATGCTGAAGGGGACGAAGCCCTTCAGTGTCGACTACCGCCGCCCCTGGAGCCCGAGGACCCAGCGGACCGGACTCTGGCAGCTCAACACGTTCGCCGCCTGGGCCGAGGCCCAGGGTATCGACCTCCTCGACGTCGACGACGACGACCTCGACGCCTTCGTCGCCTCCCTCGTCCACCGCCTCGCCCCCGACGGGCGGACCCCCGCCCCGTGGTCGCCCTCGGCCCTCCAGGGCGAAGTCCAGGCCCTCCGCCGGTTCTATGCCTGGCTCCGGGTCGCGAACCGGATCGAGGTCGACCCCGCCGTCCGCCTGAAGTCGGGGGTCCCGATCGACGAGGGGAAGCGCCAGCGCTCCGTCACCGAGGACGAACACCGGGCGATGGTCGCCGCCCTCCCCGTCCGGGCGAAGGGCGACCGGGGCCTGATCGCCAAGCGGTCCGCCGCGATCCTGGAGGCCCTCTGGGCGACGGGGATCCGCCGGTCCGAGGTCCGGGCCCTCGACCGGGCCGACTACACGACGGGGACCCAGGTCCTCCAGATCACCTCGGCGAAGGGCGCCCCCGACCGGAAGGGCCTCCTGACCGACGAGGCCGACGAGGCCCTCGACGTCTACCTGTCGGCCCGGAAGCTCGACGCCGAGCTGGCCCTGTTCGTGACCCACGGACACCGCCAGGAGCGCCGCCGCATGAGCCTGGAGGCGATCGGGTCGACCGTCCGGGACGCCGGGTCCGTGACCCTCGGCCGGACGGTCGGGGTCCACGAGTACCGCCGGGCCTTCTTCGTCGCACACTTCCGGGAAGGCGGGACCGACGGGGACGCCCGGGCCCTGGGGGGATGGTCGGCCGTGTCCCGCCAGCCGAACCACTACTCCCGGGAAGGCCGGAACGACACCGCCCTGGAGAACCTTCAGCGCCGCCGGGCCGAGGCCGCCCAGCGCTC